CTTAGTAGTTAAGTATTGTTTATTAGTTAATACTTCTATTGTAGTTCTAGGTAGAGAACCAATCTTTTTAAGACCAGTTGATTGTGGATCTGTTATCCAATGGAAAGGCTCCATTAATTGTTTAGAAAATGTAAGTACTTGTCCATCTCCTAAGTCAATTCTTGTTGGATCTTTGTTATCTAATAGTGAGTGTCCACTAAATATATAGTTTAACGCTGATCCTGCTGTTGCATATGTTAGTGCAGCTCTAGCAAAATAATATTGATACATTCTACGTAATGCTGGATCTGATTCAAATAAAGGTAATGACTTAGCAATAATTCTTATATTTGATATTGTCCAATCAGGAGCAAATAGAAGTAATTGCATATAACCTCTAGATCCTGGAGCTAGTGTAGTTTGTGCTAATCTTTTTAAACTTTCGTTACCAACTCTGTTCGCTATTTGTTCCCAGTTTTGTCCACCAAATGCATCATTAGAAAATGTAGCTGCTTGTGTGGCTTTACGATATATATCTGCTTGTGTATCTCCAGATACAATACGCATTTTATTTGGTACACCAAGTAGAGTGGGTTTATCTAAAACAGTTAAGAATGTATGCATCTTAGCTGCTGTAAAAACTCTATCCCATGTAATGGTATCAAACCATCTAAATACTTTTTCTATTTTAGAAGCTTCTGTTCCTGTATCTTTAATACCTAATTGTCTTTTAATAAACTTATCAAAACCTCTTATGTTATAATAAAATCTATCAAAACCTACATCTTCTGGTACAGATATTTTAAGACCAGCACCTTGTGCAAATCTAACAGCATCTTCAAAACCATGTTGTTGTAATTGAAATAATGCATGTCTATGATCTTTAAGAGAAGTCTTAGGATCTTCAACCATTTTTAATATTTCTGGTTTTTTTCTTGGATCTAATACTTGTTTAAATGTATTCCATTTAGTACCAGCAAACCACATACTTTCTACTAATGCACCTGCATGAAAAAATGAAAATCCTACTGCAAGTCTTTTCATCATTAAGTTAGTTGTAAAGAGTGCTCCCATCAACTGGGGTTCATCAGTAGCATCAAAGACCATTCGTAATGAATTGATCATACCTTTGTGTACTAATACAGTATCACCTTTATCTGCAAAGTATGGATGTTTAAACTCTGTGTAATTACTATCATCAAAAGTTTTTTTGATAAAGTTTCTAATTAAGAGTGGTTTGTTTTCTATTTGTGTTAGTTCTAAATTTCTAATTAATGCTCTTGTTGCAAGAGCTTTAGATGCAGCATTAGTGTATATAGGTATAAGATTGACAGGGTCATCCATACCTGGTTTTATTTCTAATCGTTTTTGTAAACCTCTATTGATATCACCAAATGTTCCTTTTTTAGCAAATCTAAATTTAGCAGAAGGACCAGTGATAGTTATATCTCCATGATCTTTCATAAATGCAAAAGGTTGTTTTGCAGGATTATAGTTTGCCCATATTAAAGGTAAGTAGTTAGATCTCT